AGGGGTTAAGTAGATGCCTGAGCGTACTAGACTAGAAGTGGAGAACATGAAGGGGCAACTCGACTCTATGGCTAAGGGGCAGTCTGAGATTAAGCGGGAGCTTAGAGGCATAAACAAGCTCTTAGGTCATGTGGTAGCGTTACAAGAAGCCAGTGCCTTAATCCAGACTGAAGTGTCTAACCTACGCTCCAAGTCCCATACACAAGCTCAGATGCTACAGGTGCATGAGTTTAAGCTTGCACAGGAAGACAAAGATTTCACCAGCCTTGAGGCTAGACTGAAAGAGAATGAAGTTTCAAATGCTAAGCTGCGCGTAGATACCGCTAAGAACACAATGGTAGTGTCAGGAGTTCTTACGCTTATATTCAGCCTAGCATTGTATTACATTAAACGTTAAAGGAGATTGTTATGAGACCTAATATTGAGGATATGCTAATTCGCCACGAGGGCATGAAACCTATGCCTTATCAAGATACTAAGGGTATTTGGACTGTAGGAGTAGGTCACAACTTACAAGCTAACCCTATGCCTGATAACTGCATCATGGAGCTGCTACACTCAGACATCGCTACGGCTGTAGGAGGCTTAAACTCCTTTACATGGTTTGCAGGTTTGAATGATGCTAGGCAGGCTGCACTAATCGACATGGTGTTTAACCTAGGCATTGCAGGCTTTAGTAAGTTTACATTAACTATTAAGCACTTCGAAGTAGGTGATTATGCAGCAGCTTCTAAGGAAATGCTTAATAGTCAATGGGCTAAGCAGGTAGGTGCACGCGCTACAGAACTAAGCACTATGATTGCTACAGGGGCTTGGGTGTAATGGCATTCGACCCCTTAACAGGCATTATGGAAATCGGGGGCAAGCTTATTGATAAGCTGCTCCCAGACCCAGAAGCTAAAGCCAAAGCTAATTTGGAGCTAGCTAAACTCGCAGAGAAGGGTGAATTTGACGGCTTGAAGTTGCAGATGAGTGCTATTATTGCAGAGGCTAATAGCTCAGACCCTTGGACTAGTCGCGCTCGCCCTTCCTTTTTATATGTAATGTATGTCATGATTCTAGCTGCCGTCCCTATGGGCTTCCTTATGGCGTATAACCCTCTAGTAGCAAAGGATGTAATCGCGGGTATGAAGGACTGGCTAGCTGCTATTCCAGACCCTATGTGGGCATTATTCGGTACTGGTTATCTAGGCTATACAGCAGCTCGTGAAGTAGGCAAGCACAGTAAGAATAAATGGGGGAAGTAACATGCCACAAGCATTGCCAGTTGATGCCTATCCTATAGCTACGCAGGACGGCAAGCAAATCCATCTAGATATGGTACGGGTGCTTACACTGCATTCCGTAAGCTTCACTATCACCGCAGGCTCCGCCTTAGACCCCGCCCCGTTCATTCAGGACGGGGTTTTTGTGCTTTACGCTACAGAGGACTGCATCGTAGACTTTGTAGGCGTGGCTGTCAAACCTGCCACAGGGCAAGCTGCCCTATTCGTATCCGCTGGTGAGCGAGTAACCTGTATGCTCCCCCCTAATGCTACTGGCTTTAGTGCTATAGGCATTTCTGTAGCAGGTACTTTATACATCCAGCAAATCTCAGCCTTCGCAGGCTTAGCTAATGATGTCACACTAGGAAACCAATAATGACTAAGAAGACTTATCCCGTAGACTTGAGTATTCCAGTGTTCCCCTTTGGACAGGAGTATCACCCTGATAAGGCAGAGCCTGGCATGGAGGCTGGTAGATTTGCCACTCCCCCTAAGTTAACCCCCGTAGATGTTAAGAATACCTTACCCACTCCTATGGGCTACTCCTCCTTTTTCGGTACTAATGATTTAGGACTCCCCAACTTACCAGAAGGTACAGAGCGCCTATTCACTTACCACGACCAGAAAGGCAATAACCTAATCATTGCATTGGGCATGTATGGAGCTTATGTTAGCTTGGATGGTTTAACATGGGTTATTACAGAGGGGCTGGTGCTGCCTACAGGTCAGCTTGCAGGCTTGCGCCCTAACGCTGTATCCGCTGGCATCTTAACCGTTACCCAGCATCAACCTGTCCCTCTCCCAGCCTCGTCTAATCCTCTAGTCTATGACTCCTCATACTTTCTTACTAATGGCGTACTGCACCCTTTAGGCATGCCCCTTAATAGCACCGTACCTTTGTATGTAGCCTATGCCCCTGCAGCTAACAACTACTATGCTCCTAAGCGCATTGACATGCCTTATGATAGCGCTTACACACCTCCCGTATCTTATGCACATACCAGAGATACTTATACCGTAGACCTAGTTGGTGTACCTGTTATACCAGGTCATACTTACCAGCTTACGAACTATTACTCAGATGCTTTGTACACTGCGCTAGTTGGTGATGCAGCTACACAGTTACGAGATGGACTATTAGCTAATCTACTGGGTAACCTAGCATCAGGTACGGTAAAGGCTGATGGGGCTACTAGGGTTCAGGTACATGCAGCTGATACAACGTATCAGTCCGCACGCAAGGTATCTGTGTTTGACCTTACAGCTGCACAAGCTTCAGTAGGCACTTTAGTAGGTACTCTTGACGGTACAGTATCCTCACTAAGGCATAAGGTGCTAGACCTTTCTGCCTATAGAGGTAAGGTATGCTATGCTATACTAAACTATACAGGTGCGGGCTCCCCTGACCGTTTTGAAAGCTTTCAGTTCCTCATGGACTACTCAGAGTTAGGAGATTCCTTAGGTTATTTCTTCCCTGTACTTAAGGGCTTATTAGGTACAAAGGTATTCTTTCCTTGCTTAGGCTATCAATTTGAAGCTGCTAAGTATTCGGTAGCCCTAGGCTGGAAGGTTGATATATATGCCACTAATGTATCTGCTCTTATGCCTTTTAGCTTCTGGGGGCGTAATACCTTAACTCTTACTGCATGGGGAAGCTCTAAAGTACAGCCTAACGAAAAGCTTAACTATGTATCGCTTTCTGGTAGCGCGTCTGTTACTGTAGCCCCTACTGTACCAGCCAATACCCTATTCACTGCAGTAGCTGGATTGGAAGCTCAGGTAGTTACCGCTTTGAATGTAGCTAACCCTGCACGCACGGTTAAATCTATAAAGGACTTAGCAGCTACCAATTCTCGCTTCATAACCTTTCAAGCTCAAACCTCCCCAATCTACCCCTTACCTTCGCCTATGGCAACTAATCATGCGCTAAGCTGGCACAACGGGGTTAATACATTTGATGGGGTTAACGGCTTATCAGGCTCTGCGGTAATGGACCTTACCGTTGCAGGCAAGTCTGTAACAGCCCTAAGATTCTCAGGCACTGCTAATCTAATTCCTACTGATATGTACGCCTTACTATCTGGTGGTGAACCTTGCCCTATTACTGACCCATTAGGTATATGGGTTGATGCTAACTTCCACTTTACTGGTGCACAGATTAACGCAGCTATTACAGCAGGCACTACGCTATTCACTCATTGTCGTGATGCGGCTACTTACCTGTTTAGGTTCGGTAATAGTGGTATATCCCGACCAGTCACTGTAACCCTATCTAACGTAACAGGCTCCCTTCACGGGTATGATTATATGGGTCATGCAGAGAATTTCTATATTGATTACCCTGCTGGAGGCACTATTAAGTCTGTCGGTGGTGCTAAGGGCGGAGCCTTGCAGAAACCCTTACAGACTTTTACAGGTGCGGCTAATGACTGGTGGCGTATGGGGCATAGATTCACTGCGCCTGGGGCTACCACGGACTACATTACAAGGCTAGGTTATATTACTTACCAACAAGACCCTACACCTGCCGCTACATTATCGGATTGGATTAGCCTTACATTGCAACCTGCTAACCCTTCACAGGCTATCAGTGGGCTCAATCTAGAGGCATTCGTAGATGTTGTGCCTGGGGCTTGGACTGCTAAGATGCCTGATACTTACGCCCTAACCTTCCCTTATAATGCAGGGGCGGTAGCCACTATTACCCCTAATTCCCAAGCTGCTACCCGACTCCATATAACCTCTACCTCCATCATACCTATCGTAAACTCATGGTCATATGCAGTATTAAAAAACAACCTATACTGCTATCGCCAAGGGTTGGGCTATGTACTAACTATTGATGTGGTTACTGGTGCATGGGTACACCTTACACCTACATTCATTAACCTAGCGCAGAT